TTGTTCTGTGCGCCGTTGGTTCCAGAACCAGGAAGCAATAGCGTGGTGTATTCAAAGTAAGGATCGGTAGCGGCAGCAGCACCACCAGAAAACGCCGCTGCAATTGCCGCTGTAAGTGCGCCAGCCATCAGGTTACCCCCGCTCCGGAAACATACCAAGTATCGGTTGCAACCTTCAACATTGTTGCCATACCTTTAGTTGCCACCGTTCTATTGCCTGTCGATCCATTGGCAAGTTGAAACGTCACGCCAGCACCAGAAATCGTTAGGTTTCCAGAATTGTTATTGACCACAAGAATTACTGTGCCTACGTCAATCGCAGTTGTCGCATTTGTGTTTACCGTAAGCGTTGCTGTAGAACCACCCGTAAAGTAAATGTGCTTGCCTGCATCGCTTGCCGCTACGGTTGTATTTGTACTTTGTGGCGCACCAAGATAGCCAACCTTGTTTGTACCATCTACCGTACAACTAGAAAGCGTTCCAGAAGATGGCGTACCTAAAGCGCCTCCAGGAACCACATAATCCGTTCCCGCTGTAGCAGCAGAAATCGCTGTGCCGTTACCTTTCAAGACACCAGAGATTGAGGTAGAAAGCGTAATTGCTGGTGTTGTGCTCGCAGTTGCAACTGTACCGGCCAAACCATTAGCCGAAACAACCGAAACCGTGGTTACGCTTCCTGAGCCTCCAGATGTAAAAGTCAGATTACCCGAACCATCGGTAGACAGAAACTGTCCTGATGTTCCGTCCACGCCCGGAAGCGTAAATGTCGTGCTCGATGCAGTATTAGCCGATTGAAGTGTAGTGGCTCCAGTACCACTAGCATTCCCTTTTACAATTAATGCAGACATAACTATTCCTTTTAATACAAAGTCGCTAATGCGCCGGGTTTGAGCACATACCAGCTTTGACTTGTTGGGACGGTCACCGAAACGCCAGAGTCCAGATAAATTGGACCTACACCAACATTGACACCTGTGATTGTAGTATCACCACTCCCGCCTCCGCTACCTGAAACGGTCACAGTAACTGCATTACCTACCGCCGTTGCCGCTACACCAGATCCGACGAAATTAAACGAAGATACTGCAGCCGTTATTTGCGTACCTTCGTCACTTACGGGAATTGTTGCGGCCGCTGTTGGCGTAGACCATGTGCCGTCGCCTCGCCAAAATGTTGTTGATGATGCTGATGTTCCTGAGTTCAGGTTTGTAACGGGCAGGTTTCCGGTTACGCCTGTAGACAATGGCAAGCCTGTGGCATTAGTCAACGTCAATGTTGTCGGTGTGCCAAGATTAGGTGTGACCAAGGTTGGCGAAGTTGCCAACACGTTGCTACCTGATCCTGTGTTTGTCACGCTAACAACATTTTTGCTTGCATCAAGTGCAAGTGCAGTGCTTGCTGTTAAACCTGAAAAGGTTGTTGTTGACGATGCAGAAAGGGTAGTAAAAGCACCTGTGGTTGGTGTTGTTGCCCCAACCGTGCCATTAATATTGATTGAAGCCGTACCGGTTAGGTTTGTTACCGTACCAGAGCTTGGTGTACCTAGAGCACCACCATTCACAACAAAAGCGCCTGCGGTGCCAGTGTTAACACCTAATGCTGCAGTAACACCAGTACCCGTCGTTATTGTGCTTGGGGCTGCCCCAGCACCTCCACCGACAACAATTGCGCTAGCAGTTAAAGCACCTGAACTGGCCCAGGTTGTTCCACTGGAGAAATAAGGAATGCCGCCACTGGTGCCAGCGATCGTTAACGCTAAAGTTCCAGAAGTCGTGATTGGAGAACCCGCAACAGAAACAATACCGCCTGTGAATGTTTGTGCCACAGAAGTTACTGTGCCTGAACCACTTCCAGTTGCTGTTAATGTCCCCGCTGTAAGGTTTAATCCAGACCCAACCGTAACATTACTGAATCCACCCGAGCCATTGTTTGCTAATAATTGCGCAGAGGTTCCTGTTGTCGCAGGCGCGTAATCAGTGCTTGCAGTCGCGGTTGTGAAACCAGAACCATCACCTTTAAGAATCCCACTTAAGGTAGTTGATACAGCCAGCGTTCCTGACGTCGTGATTGGAGATCCCGCAACCGAAAACCCTGTTGGCATGGTTAGAGCAACGCTCGTAACACTTCCAGAACCGCTTCCTGTGGCGGTTAATGTGCCTGCGCTATAGCTTAAACCCGACCCAACGGTGACATTACTAAAACCACCAGACCCATTGCTGCCTAATAATTGCGCGGCTGTTCCTGTTGTTGCAGGCGCGTAATCAGTGCTTGCAACGGCCGCAGCAATTACTCCAGATGAAGCCTTAAGCAGCCCTGTCGTCGTTGCTGCTTTGATTAATTTGCCTGTTATGCCATTGAACAGTACGATCTGATTATCAACCGCAGATGAGGGTCCAATAACGTCTCCGACGCCACCAGTGACAATGGCTGCCCACCCTGCAGATGCTGTATATGACTCAAGGACACCTAAATCAGTGTTGTATCGTAAGGCGCCAAACGCTGAAGCACTACGCTGCGCTGTTGTGCCCGATGGCAACACAGCAGAACCAGTACCAGGAAGCGTAGGATCATCAGCAATTGAAAATGTTGGATTGCCTGCAACGCCATTAGCATCAACAATAGTTATTTGATTTGCAGTTCCTGTAAGTAGGCGCAAGCCTGCATTTGTACCTGAATTAACAAACACAATGCCTGAACCGCCAAGATTTGCAAATGACGCAGCTAGTCCCGAAAGCGATAATGTCGGATTATCACTTACACCATTGCCATTTGTTACACTAAGCCCTGTTCCTGAAGTAATAATTTGTCTTGAAGTTACTGTATTTGATGCAGTTTTGACAACAAGACCAGTGCTTGCAGATTCTAATGAACCTGATGCGCCATTAAGACTAATTCTATAAAAAGACTGCGCCCCACCATCTGTTAAGCCTAGCCCAGTATTTGTTGACAGGTATCGACTGTTAGGTAACGATGGCTCTTGATTAAGAGTTAAAAAGGTTTGTGTTTGACTTGGCGATGCAGCAATGGCGCCTGTCGTCGTTTGCTTGGTAACGCCATTTTGCACAATAGGCACTAGCTCTGTGCCTGTAATTGCTCCAGCAGCAGGTAGTTGCGTAATGGTAACGTTTGCTGTCATATTACGGACTCAAATTATTAAGATTACCATTTTGTGACGGCGTGGCAGTATTTTGCTCAGGCGAAATAAGATAGTTACCATATGGATTTGTAACTATGGCGTCGTTATCTGCAGCAACACTCACATCAGGCCGTGGAAAACGCAACGCAATCTTTTCAGGCTGTCGAGCAGGAAGTCGATAAGGATCTTTTTGGTCAACACAACCTTGATCACAAACACGTAACCCAGGAAAATTTGGGTCCATCCCTAAACTAGGGTATGCACGCTTCATCTTACACCGATCGCATATCGCAATCGATAAAACCGTATTACCTAGTGTATTTAGAAAACGTGGCATGATTACCGCGTATAATAACTAATATTGGGAGCAAAATAAATCGGACTCTTATCTCTTTCTTCTTGCTCTGCCATTAACCAGTACTTTTCTGCCTGTTGTTCGCAATAAGCGATTCTTTCAAGCGGTACGGTAGGCAATTCCATAGCCATTTGATGCGCAAGCATGTTTTGTACTGCTAAATACCACCGTTGTGGTATAGCCAAAGAACCGTATAAAGCGCCTACGTCTTCAATCTGTCTATAACGCCATGCAACCAACTGAGGCTGGTATGTACTAGGTGAAGGCCACAAATACATACTAGGCTGAGGAATAGTGCGATCAAACCAGTACTGCAAAGGATAGTTATTAGAAAAATTCTTATTGGGAAGATTAGTATAGTCATCACGGTTAAGGCGAGCCAAAGGAATTTCAGTGGCGTTTGAACCAAAGACGACTTGATAGACTCCCATGTTACTACCGGCAGTTTGTAAGATGCGCCAGTATGGTACCGAAGCTGATGGTTCAAGGTCGTAATACAACCATTGCCCTGAGACCCAAGATGTGGCTCCAGGGCTCTCGATTGTAGTCCATGTGGAATTATCTGTTGAGTACTGGATTTGAATCGTAACCGATCCAGTAATGGCTGGCAATATGCCTACTGTGCCAATGTAAACGTTATTGCCGGTGCCAAGATTAATACCAATGTTGCCTGTGTTATTTGACAATTGGCAAATATTAGTAAACTGCCCATCAAAAGCGTTTGCAGCCGTACCTGATGAGCTATACCCGCCTGTTGTGTTTGCAGTTACCGTACGATAATTAGCATTTAGTACGTCAACGGTACCTACAGGCAACGAGTAGACATACTTTTCAGGTATAAGACCTATGACCGTCTTTTCTATACACCAATAGTGTATGCCATAATTGGCCAAATTAGAAAGAAGATAAAACAAGCTAGTCTTAGCAGCTGAGACTTGCTCATTGGTTAACTCTTCAGCAAGTTTTCCGGCGCGTCTAGCGCCGTGATCTATCAGTTGCTGAACAGTAACGAGTGTTTGACCAACTGTTCCGCTTGTAGCCATTTACCACCCCGGGCAGTTCCAACGCTTCAAAGATGCAGCTTTACGAGTTAAGTTGCCCTTATCATCATATTTAGGGCCTGGCATACCACTCATACGCGCGCAAAATGACTTTTTACGCCCTTCATCAGCTTTTGTTTTTGGGTGCGGCGCAGGAGCTTTTAAGTTTGCACCTGTTGCGCGATTAAATTTTTGACGACCTTTCTCGGTAAGCCCCGCGCCTTGTGAAGTAGGTAACTTTTCACCACGAGAAACAGAAAGACGCGGGTCGCCGCCTTTGGCCATTTTTTCAGGCAAACGACTGTAGGCTTTTCCTTTTACATTAGACTGCGTATATTCTTTTGCCACTGATTGCGGTATGCCTACGCGTTTGGCAAAAGACGGGCTGTTTTCAGCCGCTTTCATAAGTCTAAATTGTGCTTTAGTCTTAGCTGGCATAGGATTTCACCATCTCAAGCACAACGGTATAAAAATCCCCGGCCGAAGCATCAGCAGTACTAAAAAGCACGTCACCTGTAACGCCTGCGCCAGCATTATTAGTCAAACCGCCTATATTGGTAAAATCCATACAGTAATTGGAATTCTGAGGTATGCCCCAACAAAATACATCTGTTGTAGCGTCCCAGTAAATTTGCACTTCCATTCCGTGCGTTACGCCGTAGACCTTAGTAATGGTCACACCATCACAGGCTTTTCCTGAATTGCTTGGCGTCAACGCGGAGACGTCAACTTTGAGTACCTTATTCTCGCCGGTGCCATCCGACAGGTTTGTAAACTTCATGATGGCCATACGCTCGCCATCAAACAGTGTTTGGCTTGCAACTGCGTCTGCCATGATTAGTCCTTAAAGTAAAGCAGGGGCCGAAGCCCCCGCTATTTAGCACGCGCCGCCGTAGGCTTTCTTCATTTTACCACCATGCTTAGCATTTTTCAATGCCACGCCACCAGTGGCAAGACCCTTATGCGCCTTGGATGCGGGTTTACCTTCATGAGATTTCAGCTCTTTCTTAATGCCTTTAATCCCAGCCATCTCTGCTTTATGCATCGATTTAGATTCAACCTCACCACCATTTTTACGCATCATCGGTCCGCGCATGCCACCTCTGGGTACAGCCATTGGAGGTGCAACGCCTCGACGTGCTGCAGCGGGCACACCACGTTCAGAAGGCATAGCTGCAGCAGGCATACGCCCACCCATTGCTTTCTTAACAGGTCCACCATTTGCAAGTTTAAGAATTACAGAAGGCTCAGTCGTTTCCATCTTTGGCATTAGCTTAAATTGACCCATGACCAATTACCCCTTATGCAAAAGATTTGTAAACGATTGTGACACGTGCTGCACCTGCGCTTGCTGCCGTACCAGTTTGGCTAAAAGTAACTGTGGCATAATCCACATCACTTGATCCAACATTGGCCCATGCACTATAGACACCAGTTGTTGCAACAGAAGCACGACCTGCAGAACCTACCGACGTTGCAGCCACAAAAGCTGCAGCAGACCCAGTTTTACCAACTGTGACTGTGTTGGTTGTACCCGCATTAAATGCCGTAGTTACATCAATATTGATATTGATGATCTGCGCATTTGCAGGAATCGTGCCAATTGTAACAGCGCTAGTATCGGTATAGGCAATCGTAGCAGTAATTGCTGACAACTGTCCAGCCGTATTAGTTACCGAATTATTGTACGCCATTATTTTCTCCTGTTAAGGAGAGAGGCCAAAGCCTCTCACCAATTTAGACACCAGGAGTGCCATACATGGAACGCCAATCGGTCCAGCCGATGTCATAACGCTCGGTAGCTTTATAACGCATGGAGTCGGTTTCAAAGTCACCTTCCATGGTCTTTTCAAGCTTACGACGCATCATGAGCTTCATGCCTTCCGGAGCATCAGTCTGCACCCACCAAGCGTTAGCATTTGTCAAACGTGAAAGCACAGTAGCGCCTTCAGGCAGCAAACCGATTGATTTAACCGGGTTGATGTCATTGTTTGCCGTACCTGCACGAAGAACGGATTTCAGCAAGACTTCAGCTTGGAAAACGTTGCCAGGGGCAACGACAAGCTTCAGTGGCTGAAGACGAATCTTCTTGTTGTTGTTATCCACAGCTTGGCGAATCTGAATAAGCATTTGCTCAAGTGAGGTCTGCGAAAGGTTCGCAGCGGTTGACAACAAGTTAGAAACGTTACCGTTCACAATGGGGTGAGTTGTTGCGTTCAATTGAACGCCGTCACCGCCAGGGTAGGAAGAGTTAAACGCATTGTTAAGCACGTTGGCTGCAAGTGTCTCTTTGGTTTCCACCAAAGATTGCGCCAAATGCTTTGCGTAAACTTGACCAATACGGATATGGTCGCCATCTTCCACAAGCACCTTAGTCAGTGCAAAGGCCAGGCCATACACTGAATAGACATAGCGCTTGAGAAAGAGCACACCACCCTGTTGGTAAGCCACTGGGCTACCATCAGGCAGCTGTGGTGCTGCACCAAAGCCATAAAGGACAGGCTCTTCATGGTAGTTACGGGGAATACCCATTTGCTCACGGAAAACCGTGGACCATTCATCGGACCGCTGATCATAGACGCCATCAAAACATTCATTAAGAATAGGCTCGACTATCGACCTAAAGTCCGTACTGCGCATCGGGGCTGCCATTTGTTAGCCCTCCTTAGAATGCATTAACGGTCGCTTGAACTTGCGACTCGTTAATAGTTACACGAACGATCGTGTATGCATCGCCCCAAGCATTGCCTGGATAAGGTGCAATATCCACGATACGCATTTGAGCCGAGTTACCAGCACCGACCAACGTAGTTGATAGCGTTGCTTGCGACAATCCGGTAGTAGAAGAACCTGCCGTAATGTTGGTAAAGTCAGCTTGATCGCCAATGGCTGTTTGAGCCAACGAACCATCCGCTTGGATCTCATAAACAATAAGGGGATCACTATAAAAATATGCAGTTGCTACGGTGTTAGTAGCCAAAGACTGGCTAGCTGGCCAGTAATTAGACACACGATAACGACCCGTACTGTCGGTAAACTCAACGCCTGCAAAGGCACCAACAAACGAATCACCTGCAGCAGCAGGTACAATTTGACCACTGCTGTTATACTTAACGGGCTGGCCCTTCAGAATCTGAGTGGCGTACCCGGACGGAATGCCGCCGGCCAATACCGTCGCGCGATCCAAACCAGAAGGATGGTATGCGGGACGAAGGCCAAACGGAGCATTAGTAGCGCTCATCATTAGTCCTTACTAAAATAGGCTCTTGCATACACTATTCAAAAACAGGTATTGCAGGTGCCGGATTGTTAAAGCTCATGCCATCGCCTTCAACCATAACAAGTGAACGACCATTTTTGTCACGAGACTGTAGCAACTGATCCTGCTGCACTTTGATTTTCTCTTGTTCTTCAAGAGGCAATCTGTGATGCAACTCATACATCATCTCCTGATAGATATCCATCGGGAGCTTAAAGAGTAGCATCTCATTACATGCAACAAAGCCTACATGCTCGCCAGCTTTCACTTTCAAATGCTCAAAGCCGGGCAATTCATCGGCTTTCACAGGCTCATAGCCAAGGCGCATTCTTTTGTGAATGGGGTCATACGAGTTGTTGGATGAGAGCCAGCATAAGTGATAGCCTGGAATCTCAGGAGGAGTCGGAAGAGCTTCTTGTAGCCATTCCGAGCGGAACATCTTACGACGTTCCTCAGATAATGCAAACTTAGATTCAGGTGCTTGACGTGATTCATCTTGCGCAGCACGATTTTCACGACCAGCACGAGTATTCTTTCTTAAACGATCATCCATATTAACCACCTCTCTTCTGTTGACGGTCAAATTCCACGTATTTGTCAATCATACGTTTCCGCTGCTTTGGGTCATCCCACATGCCAGCTTCTTTAATAGCCCTGACGCGTTCAGGATCTAATCTGAATTCGCCAAGTTTAGTTGCTGGTGAGGATTCGCGGCCGGAACTTGTCACAGGAGATCTCGGTTTAGGATTTCGTACGTTGCTACTATACCCCGAATTATAGCGATGTGGAAGGTATTTTTGCACTCTTTCATCTAATTCGTCCCAATAATCAGGCAAAGACGGGTCAAACCCTTCTTCTGTAAGCTGATTATCAATCATTTGCGCAATTTTTGAATCTGGATCACGCAATTGGGGGTCATACCAACGATTTCGTCCCATCCAATCTGCAGCGTTCTTTTGCACAGAAGGATCAGGCACGGAAATATTTTGCTTAGGCTGAGAAAGCTGCTTTGCAGCAGTTTCTTTCATAGCTTGCAAACTTTCTAACTGGCGCTGACTATCATACCAAAGCTGTTGTGCTTTGGCCATGTCATCACCATTTCTAGAAGTTGTTGCTTGCTTAATTTGCAACTTTGCGTATTCAACTCGTGTCGAAGCATCATCAATTGCTTTTTCTAATCTTGCAAACTCAGCTCCAGACGTCTTACTTTCAACCGCAGCAAGGCGCTGAGCTAAATCTTGGTTTTGCTTGCGTAAAGCATTGATAAGATGATTAGATTCGCGTGCTTTTTCACGATGAAGTTGCTTCTTAAGCTTTCTTTCTTCGCGTCGAGCAGCTCTTATGGCCTCTCTATCATCGTCGGGACCATAGTTGCCATCATCGTCTGAAGAATAGGGTCCCTCAGTGTCATCTGATGCATCACTTGGAGCAGTTTGAGCATTACTTTGTCGATCTTGGTCAAGATCTTCATCGGTTATGGGTATTTTGACAATTGCCGAGCCGTCTTGCTCCTCAGCAATCTGCATTTCCAACTTTTCTGTGGCATTCATTACGTAGTTTCCTTTCAAAACTTAAATGAAAGCTTTGATTTTCAACGGGTCGCCTGTGACTTTGCCAATCAATTCATGGTCATTGAAAAAAGTAAACAAGGCTTTGCCCTTATGCTCACCCTTTTCATAGTCAACTTCCCATCGATCACCACCCCATTTTGGTACGCGAACAAAGTCGCCAACTTCAGCCCATGATCCTTCAGGCCAAGGCTCCATAGATTCACGCTTTTTGAATGCCAAAGGGCCAATGGCAATAATCTTACCGATCATTGTGTTCCATTTCTCGGTTTCGCGGGTTTCTTCAACCAAAACCAAGCCGGCTTTTGACACTTTTTCTTTCACCGCACGTAACTGGACTAAAACTCTAGCCCCATACGGTGCCATCATAGGATCAATTTCAGGAAACGCTTCTTCAAGCGTCTGTTCAATAATGTCATTCGACATTCTCTTCCTCTTCTATAAGTTGGTTAATGATATTCAAGGCTTCATCCAAGCCTTGGTGTACGCCAACTAATCGCTGATACGCATCAAAAGTTTGTGGAGTTCCACTTGTAAGAACTCCAGCAAGCCGCAGTTGCGCAGCTTTTAGTCGACCGATGAGATCAGAAACACGCATAAACTAGCGGCCCCGACCGGATGACTTCTTAATTGGCATGCCAATGGCAATCATAAGCCCAGGTGGCTTTTTTGGCATACCGCCCTTTTTCATTGTTGCAATCTTAGTTTTACCACCTATAGGCAAAGGTGGAGGTGCAGATCCACGAGCAGGCAAATTAGCAACGCCCTTTTCCGGCATAACTTTTCCGCCCTCTTTGTATTTTTGAATTGGGCCTTTTCCTGGAGCTTTTGCAATGCCCTCGCCCGCTCCCATAGCCATTCTCTTATGGAGATTAATTCCTTCATCCGACATGTCATGCTCCTAATGAGGTTTGAACCATACGTTGCGCGTCAAGAGCAGTACGAACTTGCTCATTTTGCAAGTCGGCAGCGTCGCGCGTAAGTTCTGCCGTCTTGATTCTTTCATTAACCAGATTGTCTTCGGTATTCATAACAATATCGGCTTGTAGTTTAGCTTGATCGGCTTGTGCCTTTTGCTCTAACTTAGCCATATTCAATTGCACGTCGGCTTGATCTTTCATAGCACGGCGTTGCGTCTCCGCCATGGATGTTTGCACAAACGCTTGAGTTGCTGGATCCATAGGTGGCTGCTGTTGTAATTGCTGCATGACTTGCATGGCACCTTGAATAACCTGTTGGATATTTTGAAACGTCGGCTGTGTATCCTTATGCACCAACTGTGCAATGACGGCCATGAACTTATCAGCCTCATGCGGAAGCTGCTGTTCTTTCAAAACATTAAAAGGTCTATCCAACGCAGCACTGGCATAGCCATCAACTTGATTTAAGTACCATAGCGTCATATGCTGCTTGGCGTGCTCTAAAAACGCCGGCGTAAATGACTTTGCAATAAGTGGACTTGCACCATACGTCGGGTCAATGGCATAAGCGCAATGCACCATGAGGTGAGCAATATGATCTTGCTGTGGGAACGCACCAACCGGCTTGCCTAACGTCATGGCTACATTTTCCAAAGCCGGATTCATTTCTTTAACTTCTTTAGGATCAGGTAAGACTTCATTAATGTCAGGCAGTTTGATTTGCTTTAAGATACGCTTTTCAACTGCCAGACGATTATACAAGTCAGGGTTTTTCTCAGCACGTGATGCCAAGGTTTGAATTTGCGCGTACCGTTGCGTCTCAGCAAAGATATGCGGATCGCTAACCGGCATAACATCGCTGTTCTTCTCAAAGTCTTCTTTTCTAATGCCAAGATCTTCAACCATCTCGGCTTTATCCATCTCATCAAAGTACCAACGATTAATACGCGTAAGTACTTGTAAGACTCGACGCTGGCTGGCATGCAACCTTGCATGAATGGCTGAGAATACAGCAGCGCCTTGCTCAATCAAAGCTTGTGTTGTGCCTACCGGAGCATTGGACGTAACATCTGCAATCTTTTCTTCGCTGGTTGTAACCACGCCCTTTGCAGCGTTGGTTAACCAACCAAGTAGCTCGTATAAAACAGGACTGGGTTGGTTAAAAGGTACAGGCATGGCAACTTTTCTAATATCATCAACGCCAGGCGCGCCTTCAATTTCAGATACCTGCGTAGGCTCAATGCTTGTTGATTGCCCGCTAATCTTTGCGCCTTTTAGCTTTAGCATAGTAGGCGCTGTGGCAATGTGTGCTGAATCAAGCAAAGCACGCAATGAACCTGTTAATGCAGCAGATAGACCACCAATCAAATGTGGCATGCCGATGGCGTAAGCTCCACGCCATGGGATGAATGGAAACTCAACGATCCAATCCAGCTTTACGTATCGATTATCATCGTATTCCCAATTGCGATATAAACCTACAACGGCTCTATTAAGCTCGTCGATCATTAGGATATAAGGCGCACGCTCACCTTTTGAAAAGCTATCATCCTCGAGCTCCAACCATGTGTAAATATGAAACACACGGCGAACGCCATCAATATTCATGGCTTGCTCTGTTCGACCTTCAATCTTGTCATTAGCTTGTTCAGCCTTTGATTGATCCGGCGACTGTGAAGGCGGCATCAAGTCTAAATCGATATACAAGCCTTGGTCAACGCGAATCTCAAACATTTCTTGCGTAATGTCATTGACTTCAGTCACACGCTGGGCTGTGTAAAAACTACCTGCAGCGTAGGGCAAGTAAATGTTATCAATGGGGACAAACTCGACGCAAGGGCGTTTTTGCTGATCGTCGTACCAGATCTTAAAGTATTGACTACCGCCAAGAGGCATTTGCGTAAGCATTTGCTCTTCTTCGGCTCTAAACTCAACGATTTGCTCGGTGAGTTGCCAATTCATAAAGTCGCGCTTACGCTCGGCTATTTGCACTTTATCGTCAGTTGTCTCACCTACAATCTTTGTGCGTACAGGTCCTTCAGGTGGAAACAGTTCTTTAATAGCACGAGCTGAAAAGTCAACGCATGCCTCGGCCATGATGGGATGCACCACTTTGCTGGCACCTTGAAACTGCGCGCCTCCAGGAGCGTCTTTGCCTAACCCCGTTCGCCGGATCCCTTCCTCATATTGCTTATCACGTTCTGAACGCGCCTCACGATCTTTTTCAATAAGATCCAAATACTTCTGAGCAAGTGGCGCAAGCTTAAATTGCTCAATATCTTCTGCCATGTTTGCATAAAAGTCAGGCTCCTTTGAAGGTCCAAGGTCTTTGCTACGAATAATAGCACTGCCATCAGGAAGCTCTACAACATCGTCGTCTTCCTGTTCAAACATCTCAAAGATTGACTTATCTTCCTCGGTTGATTCTTCTTCAACCATAGGAGGAATAAAGCGATTAAAGTCTTGAGGAATCGGCATTTCTGTAGCCATAATTAGGCACTCCGCATCATAAGAGCATACTTCATATCATCGATTGTCAAAGGCCTTTCAACCAAACCGCCTTGCGCAAATGGTATATCATTGTCTTCATCATTGTTTCCTAACCGCTCAAGCCGCCGTTGTGCAACTTCATTTTGCTCTTGTATAAATTCTTCAATAAATCGTCTTAATAACGCGCGTTGCACGTCATTAAGTTGCGCCCAAGGCCCTATTGCATACTGCGCAATGATGTCTGGTAGTGCATTAAGCGCTACTGGATCATTTCTGTTTTGATCTCTAAGTGCTACAAAAGCCGCCGCAACATCGTCAAACTGCTGAACATCTGGTCGCCTTATAAGCTCATTGATGTCCATATTAAGTATTTCTACAGGCACAGGCGCCAAAGGCGCTATTTGAGGTTGTGGTGCAGGCTGCGCGTCGGCTTCAGGTCCAATAAGAGGTGGGATAGGCTGTTGATTGCGACCACGAACAACAATGTCAGGACCTTCAGGCATTTGCACAGGTGGTTCTGGTTCAAAGTCAGCAAGCAGTCGACCTTGATCATCAACTAAAGGCTCTTCAGGAATATCCATATCCACAACTTGTACAGGAGCTTGTTGTGCACGTGCTTGTGCAAATCGCGCAGGCGTAGTCACTTCACGATTGTGTAATGTGTTTATATACATCGGATCATTGATAAATCTATCAATAGTAGGTGTAACTATAGTCCTGTTTTCTACGCCATTAAAATCTGTATGTGGATGGTATTCTTGTATGTACCGTAACATTTCAGAAGCAGCATACGCGTATGCTGCTCTTTCAAATAAAGGCAACGTATCCATTGCCTCTTCATATAACGTAGTAATGAGATCTGTAATAGTTCCGTGTGGGCGGTTAGCGGCAGTGGCAAACTCTTCAAGTTTTGCTTTAATTTGTTGTCGATGGCCAGGATCGTCTTCAGTGTAAAATTGCCGCATGTCTTCAGCAAACGCGTCAGCTTTATTAGGGATGTCAAAGACTGGGTAAAAACCTTCTAGTGTAAGACCTGCTTGACGCACGCCTTCTATTGTTGAAAGTACTATCGCGTCAACGGTATTCAAAAACTCATCATTATGCACAACATCAGTAAGAAACCAATCAAGCGCGTAACTAAATTCTCGAGTACCGCGCCTTAATACTTCATCAAGTTGTCGACTATTTATACGCAAAAATTCATAACCTTGCGATGGGCTAATGTCAGTAATAGTTTGAGACATTTCATTAATGACTTTTTGCGCGTCAGGTGCATTAATTACATCATACCCAAATTGATTAAGCGCAGAAGATAATTCCATGCCCAGCATTTCCAAACTTACGTTAATCGCGTTGACATGCGCATCAGGCGCAAAAGCGTACATTTCATTAACGACTTGAACGTAGCCACTGTGCATTAATGCATCAAGTGCCACTGTGGCTTCTTCAATAGCAGGCTCTTGCATTCTGCCACGAATTAAGTCTTGTCGCATATAAGATAAACCAGAATCTATTAACGATTCCCATTGCTGTGAAGGGTTAACCAATGAAGGCATAAGTTTAGGTTTAGCTACTACAGGCGCACGGGTACCTTTTGTAAACTCTTCATACATCTGGCGGAGTTCTGGCTTCGTTAAGAAGCGACGCTCACCATCATAAAAGTCGTACTTCAAAGCACTATGGTCTTTAATACCCAATGCTTGTGCAATTTGAGAAACTGAATCTAAATGTAATGTGTCAACAACATTAGCATCTGTATTGACAGCAAGATCGTATGTGTCATAATCATTTACAATGTTATGACGGTATGCGTTTAAGAAACTTGCAATGTCTTTTGCACGTTTAGCGCTGTCAACAACTTCGCCATTGTTAGGCCCTTTGAACTGATGAATTGCCCATGATCCATTATTAAGAACTCTAAATTGCATTGATGCATATGGCAATCCCGTCTCGCCATCTCTAAAACTGGCCATAACTGTTGAGCCATTATTTACGCCATCAATATAACCTTTCATTTGTAGTGTTGCGTTGGGTGAGATTTCGCCTGTTACCGGGTCAGCATAAGGTATGTAATGCGGTCCATTTATGCCTGTAAATGCATGTATTTCTCTTCCTGTGGAGCCTTTATTGCTCATACAATGATTAAGTACCGCCGTGTCCACTGACATAAGCCTAGTGATTTCGTCAGGCGTAAAGTTTTGATTGTCAATGACAATTACTCGAGTGCCATCAGGTTCAGGTGATTTTTGAAACCTATGTGCGTCTATTAAAGCTTGTTTTGACACGCGGTCACGATACGTTTGACGTTTTTGCTCTTCAAGCTTTAGCTTATCAGCAAGTGTCTCACTAACTTGTGCAACTGCTTTTGGGAAATCCAAATTTTGCAATTGTTTTTCTGTGATCTCATTCTTTAAGAACTTCTTGCCAATTTCAGCAATGGTTCTATCAATAGCAATTTGTAGCGCACCGGATGGCGCATATGAATAGAGTGTCTCAGTAGGTGGTGCGCGTTTTGTATGCTCAAAAAATTGTTGATGCGCTGTTTTAATGTTTGCCAAAAATGCATCACGCTCAGTCTCAGGCAAATTGCGTGAAAATACTATGGCTTCATCGGCAAAGTTTTCATATGCTATTGCTTGCACAAGATTATCGTATTGTTCCTTAACACGCTTAATTTTTCTATTAAGCCGATCTTCTTCTTGTGAGGCTGCAGCAAATGGCGCGTGATCACCTTCATTGCCTAATCCATGCTGTGCAATAGCTTCTTGAAATGCAGCAGCTTTTTCTTCTCTGGTTTTGTCAAGCAAGAAATTAAGATTATCTATTTCATTGCGTGCATCTCTTGCAGCCATGAACATAGGCGTTTTTACGGCTGGAAAGCCTGCAGCAGTTCTTTTTTCTTGTATTGTTGCCCATGTTTTTACGCTATTATCAAACGCCAATTCGCCGGTCTTTGTTCTAAAACCCTTGCCTTCAGCAGTTAGCTTGATAAGAGGATCTTCGGGTGTGCCAAGTTTAGATGAGATGAAATTCTTAACAACTTTATTCTCAACCCAATTATCAAAAGCATCAAGCTTTTTCATGTACTCTTTAGGCGTCGCAACATAATGATCGCCAATAATTTCTTTTGCCTTATCAGTTTGCAAAAATGCTTCAAGCTGCTGATTGCGAACGTTGTTGTAAGCTTCATCAGTATTAAACCGCGCTTTAAAAGCATTTTCTACTTGTGGGATTGGCGCATTAGGATACAGGCTCTTTTGATAATTGAGCCAGTACTCATCCCAAGCTTTTTCTAAACTAGAGCTAACATTCGTTGGTAGTAATAATGGGGCACGACCTGAAGGCATATATGCACCTGCCCAGACTTGTCCTTCTGAATAAGGCGCTTCTCTTGAATGTGGCAAGGTATACGTATAACCCATGTCATTCTTAAATGAGCGTAATAGCGTCATTGCAATATCTTGCGCATATACTTCACCAAGGTCTAAAGCAAAACGATTAGTCTCAGGTGGATATTGTGGCTGCACAACACGAGTGCCTGTAGGTCTAACCGCGCCTGATTGGCTTTCCAATAACAAACCTAAGTCTTGTCTATTTTGTGGAAAAGCCTCGGCAGTTGCAGCAATGCCTTTACCAAGCTGCGCACCAATAGTCGGCTCATCCATAACGTTGAGACGTGTAAGACCTTTTTGCTGCATGCGTATATCTGCAGGAATGTCTTTTATCTCGCCTAAGCGCATACCGGTACGAGCACCCGCAACTTGCATGGCTTCAGGCGTCATCAATGGACGACCTGGCACAAAGGGCCATAAATGCGGAGCCTTGGATTCTTCAAACATCTTACCTGCGGCGCCTATAATGTCTTGCCCGCCTTCAGTGCGAGGCATATAGGTCATGGCCTCAATGGTGTCCTTGACAACATCTCTGTTAACGTCAGGCGAAGGTGGACGATTAAATACTTTAGTACTAATGGCTTCAGGCACAGCTCTTGCCATGCCATATAAAGCACCGGCTGGCAAAGCTACTGAACCTGTACCTAACGTTGCAGCTGCTTCGGCAGGCGCGCGTAAAGGCTCGGATAAACGAGTTGAGACATTAAACGCAGGCAATGCGCCATAAGCTTTCTTAGTTGCATTAATAAGCTTATCAGCGTATGATTGTGGCTGTGGAGGAAAACGCTGTGATGTGTCTGACTTTGGCTGCATGCCCTCAATGTAATGCCGCTCGAGCATGTTTCGTATTTCAGGCGATTGGCGATCCAAGTCTGAAACTTTTGCACGTTGTGGAAGCGCCGGTACTTGTGACTGATCGCGTTGGCGACGGCGAGCTTCTTCAAGTGCCAATGCATATTGCATTTCATAGTCTTTGAGCTCAGGTGATCCAGGCTCTTGCAATGCCGATAGCAAACCTGCAAACTCATCCGTTGCCATGCTTAATCCTCATTTGGATAAAACTTCGTAAGTGGCTTACCTTGTAGTTTATTTCTAATATTGTCTTCGATAAATGCTTCAAATGGTCCGATAACATCTAATGCTGTATCCCAAACACTTTCGCCGGGCCCGTTTAATACACGTGTGCCAACATTAAAAATTTCATCGTATAATGTTTTATTTGTCTTGGAATTGTTAACGTAATCACGAGGCTCGTATTGCTCATTCGCAATGCGACTTGCAATAAATTCATGCTTTAAGGCTTCATATACGCCTAATGGCGCATTAATAATGTCATCTTCTGTTGGGTTGTCAGGTAAATTCTTGACAATATCTAAAATAACGGTGTTCATCTTTTCATTAGTAAGAAATTCTTTTACTAACTCAACAGCTGAGTTTGTGTCTTCTTCACGCACAATGCCTTGGTATAAACTATCCATACCATTTGAGACTCGATGCAAAGGCGTAAGCATAGCATCTTCATTAATGCCATGAGCACGAAATACATTGGCAGGTATGCCTGTCTCAGCGGCAAGCTTATCAACATTAAGCAGATCGCGATATACTTTATGGATTTGCGCATCTAATTCAGGATCGAGTTCATCCATGTACGGGTCCATAAGATGGAAGATTGTACTAGGCTCTTCGTCAAGTAATTCAACGTATTCGGGTCTTTCATCTTCAAGAATGCTTTTCAATTGATCAACAGCGTCATAAAATGCATCACCTGTTAATTGCTTTTTGACAAAGTCAGCAGCCGTACTGGCAAGCATACCACTATCGTATGTTTCTTTGTCGGTAAGCGCCGAAGTAAGCGGCGACTCATTAAACAATCCTAAGTCGAGCTTAGGTCTAAGGGCTTGGCTTGCAGCTGACTTGGCTGTTGTTTCCAAGAAACCACGGCGCGTCATAGGTGTACTAAGCGCTTTCTCAGCCAAAGTCTCCAACACACCCGGTTGCTGCTGCTCAGGTGCGGGTGCAGAAGGTGCAACATTAGGAGTTGGAGGCATAAGTGCCTCCGGACTTGGCTGTGAAGGCACAACAGGCAAACCACCTGGCTTTGGAGCCATAGGTGAAGGTATGACAGCAGGTAATTGATCCTGCATTGGCAGCTTAAAGAATGCTCGTCTTGATGGGTCAGCCAATTCAACCGGTGGGGGTTTAGGTGGCTTTTTACCAAAGAGCCCAACTTGTTGCATGTTTGGATCTCGTTGGAACATATCCATGCCGTCATTGCCGTAAACCGGTTCATCTTGCATGAGCATTTCAGCTCGCATACGAGCTAAGTCAGGCGCATCAGAGGGCATAGGGATTAGTCCTTCGCGGTCGCTCGTCAAATTCATCGTCATCATACACCGGATCGATGTTTATGAACCCCATGTCGCGTAAAATACGTAATGCTTGTGTGACGGTGTCCAACAAATCATCATGTCTAACTTCGGGGTAAGCACAAAGTTGCGTGATAAGTGGCTCGGCCCAATCACGAGCACAGCCCTCATTCTTTAGGCTTTCAGGTATGTAGACACGACCACGTTGGATGATGGGTGCCACAATGTTAAGCCGTGTCATCTTATCGGCGCTGCCAGGATTGTACGCTCTAACAGGCAGGCCGGCTCTTTGCAAGTCTTGCAAAAGACTAATACCGGCTGATTTGTCTTCGATTAAGATGAGATCAACCTTTTTGCCATGCCCAAACTCATTGGGATCGCCATACACGATGGTGGACTCTTCAACAACCTTAGGTCTTAAGTCCGGATATTGCATATACTCCTCCCAACAGTCAATGAGCATGACACTGGTAGGCTTATCCGGTCCGGGCTTAAATACACCCCATACGCTGCAGGCCGTAGGATCGTTGTGCGTCTTATCCGAAGTGGCGCAATCATACGATTGCACAACATAGTCAAACTGGGGCAAGGGCTTTTCAGCGCCCCAAAGCTTGAACCAATCCCGTTTGATAATGCCTGATTCCTCAGGATCGATAATCTCGGCGTAGATCTCTTGGCGACCAAGCTTTGTGCCTTCGTATTGGAGAATTTGTTGCTTAAATGTAGTTGCTAAGTTGTGAATGTTGTCATACGTTGATGCCGATGTATAGATTACATCTTCACCATCGCGGTTAACCAAGTCCACGATCAAAGGCTTTGGCTTTGGCGTGGTGGTGCATAGAAGGCGAGGCGCATCGCCTAATCGCATGCCAAATTGAATCATGTCCCATGCGTCATCAAGGTATTCCCAAGCTGCCAGCTCATCAAGCCAACCGCCATGAAACTGTGGGCCTCGAAATCTTGAAGGCTCCGAAGCCGGAATGCCTTTGATCAATGAGCCATTGATGAGGTAAATCTCATGTAAGCTTCGCGTGTAATGATCAATAATCTGCTCGGGTATGATGGACATAAGACCTGAGTCGCCCTCAAAGCATACGTCACGAACGTCCGATGATGTAGGTGCCGAGACCAACCACCGAGTCTTTGGCTTAGTCCAAGCTTCGTTCCAAGTCCACTCAGCAGCTGCACGCGTTTTGCCTGCGCCTCGACCTGCCAGCAAGAGCCAAACACGCCACCATTCGCCTTTAGGTGGTATTTGATGCGGGTTGGCAATACGAAGCCATTTGATTCGCGCAGCCAATGCTGCTTGCTTTTCTGGAGTAAGTGTGTTGAGATGTGGCGTGTTGCGAATACGCTCAACAAACTTACTTTCCAGAGTTTGACTTAGCATCCTCTTGTCTCATGTTAAGCAGATCGTCAATCAGGCTTTGTGAAAAGTCCAAAGTCACGTCGTGTTGTATGGCTCCGCCGCCAGGTCCTGTGTGCTCAATCTTTGAGTTTTCACGGTACTCATTGGGGAACCTTGCCGACATGGACCGAGACCAAAGACCCGTGTTCAGTTTTGGCCCGCCTGGCGCTTCGACCACATGCTTATTGGCCAAGTCCTCCCAGTAAGCAAGCGCATAAAGACGTGCTTCTTCTAAAGCCGCCCGAAAATCGTCATGTGCACCTTCCCAGTTTTGAAGATTACGCCATCCGATGTTTAGTGTCGCAGCAATTTGCCAACGTGAAAAGCCTTGTTTGCCAAGAGGTGGAATCTTCTTACAAATTTCAGGATCATATTTTGTGGGGCGACCGAGATAGGCGCCGGATGGAGATTGCGTTTTGGTAACCATGCAAAACCCTTACGTTATGCAGTTAATATGGCGATGATTGTATTCAATTCTCATGCAGGATGTACATAATAATGGCTTAAGACGTGTTAAAGGCAAAATTACAAAGAAAATTACAACTCACGGAAACTCTTTTATATACGATGCACATATATATAAATATAAAAATATAAATTCTTATAGTAATATTGTAATTTTGTATCAATCCTTAAGAATCAAACACTTAGCGGTTACAAAACAGTAACCAAATTACTAAAAGCTACCCTCAGTGCCCAATTCTCGCTGTATTTCTCTCTCCGTATCACGAGCAGTCTCAGCCCAATCTCCGTGCATTTTTCCCGGTGCCTTGATTTTTGTAATTCTCAGTATCGTGTATCGACTGGTCTTGCCTCCCACCGTGATAGGCCTTGCCGGTTCCACGTCACCAAAAGGTTGCAACGCCTTTTTAATGTATTGCACCTTAGGCCGAGCGTCGTGGCCCCATCTTTCGCATAGCACCGCGAGCTGCGGAGCTGTGAAAGCTCCCACACCACCTAATCGTTGTTCAGTCCACTCGGCCAGTTCTTGGCAAAAGGCTTCTATGGGGGTTTTGCTCAGCTGTATGGCAACTTGCTTATACTCGGTCATCGGAGCCGGTGCGTAAGGATCAAAGTCCGCAATATCACGTTCCATGTACCAATTCAAAACATGACTAAAGCCGCGACCCTTATTTGATCGTGCCCACTTCATCAAAGCCGATACACGCCTAAGTATGTCCATTTGTTCAAAAGTTGGACATTTATAAATCGCCTCGCGGCGACTGCTATTGCCCATATGCGTGATGTAAGGCTTATTGGACGTGAAAACGTAATTAACGTAGTTCTTAACCGAGTATTGCATGCCATACTTGTTGTTGATGGTGATTTCCTTGCCTGTGATGAGATTCTTTAGCTTTGCCGAGTGGTCATCCCTATCGGATGAGGGCTCATTCACAACGATAAAAACCTTTCCCTTCATAATGCCATTGAATGAGCCAAAGAGATCATCAGGCCCCAAGGCCGCAGCTGCTCCGCCATCACCCATGCCCAGCATCTCGGCTATAAATTCAGGTATGGCAGATTTGCCCATACCTTCCATGTCATGAATGAACTGAGGCGTCGTGTTATTACGTCTCCATGGGTATTGAACAACGTTTGCCACCCAGTCATGCCAATAGGGCTCAAAGTGAGGCTCGGCTTGAAAGAAATACTTACAAAAATCCAAGTACGGGCTCGGATCTCCCGGTATTGGTTCATGCATCCACGCTTTGAATAAGTTGTAACATCTATCCGGTGTGATCTGCAAGCCTTGAAACTCGGGATACATACCGACAAAGTCCAGCTTACAACACCTTTGCCACTTCTTATACTCATCCAATAGTGGAATTTCACGCATAACGGGTTGGCCTCGGCTATTCGTCGTGTTGGAGATGAAGTACTCCTGTGCGGAGTCGATCTTAGCCTTTGACCAGCTTAAAATTAAGCCATCCCGTAAGCGGATGACATCGCCATTCAGCAATGCGTACTTAGTCTTAAACTCATAAAGCTTGGTATCGAGCGTGTCGATGCCATTCATGGTGATGGACGTCGTTGTTAAGACCTGACCCAGGTCACCACCACTTAGTAAATGATCATCAATGGCGTACTTTTTTCCTACACCCTGGCCAAACCGACCAACGCGGCACAGGTGTACATGTGCGCCTAGACCTCTTAATGAGACTGCCAGCTTGGTCTCGGCCATGCCCACTTGCTCATTCGGCTCGCCATGCTCCTCGGCTCCATCATAGTCAAAGATAATGTAAACATGACGGCTCTTATCCTGGAAAGCATTCTTTCTTCTCCAAGCTATTTGCATAAGGTCTTTGTGCAGGGGCAGACCTTGCTTATCACCCCAACTCGTCACGCCTGCCAGCCCAATCGGTACGTACTGAAGCTGATTGGCTTGGCAAAACTTCCAAATTTGCCAGGCTTTGAATTCACCCTCCGTGATGATGATGGGTATGTCAACGTCCTGTGAGATGTTTTTCCACTGTGGGCCGACTGGAAAGAAAATGTGTGACCCACTGGCCCTTGGCTGTGAGTACTTCATCTTACTTTTTGGGTGTAAAAGCCTGACGCGGTGAAAGCCCGTGTCCGTACCTGACCAATCTCTATAAGGTAGTTTAATGGACCAGTCGCGCGTATGACCTAGTAATACAAAAGTATCATCAGGTGATAGCAATTCAAGGCCTAAAGCCTGCTCATCCTGCTGCGAAAATTGTCTATTCTGTAGGAAGTCCTTGTATAATTGTTGTGGAGATAAGGTTTGTGTGGCAAAGCTCGATGTTGTCATCCTCGTATACTCCTTGTCTTCTGTTCATGCGGTTCTCCTTCTGAGCCACTTCCCAACAAGGCTCTTTGACACAAGGTCCATAGGTTGATAGATCCTATGGACCTTATTTTTTTATAACAGTTTTGCATATAAATCCTTTTCAAAGGTCAAAAAGTCAAACGAAATCATATACTTACGCCCTGTGTATAGGCGCCTTTACACTGTCAAAGCGCCATGGTTTTTAACCTGGCCCCTCCGACCAGGTAAACATTATATCTATGCCGTGAGGCTTGTAAATTGTAACAGAGTGTAAAAGTTTGTCTTACTTGTGTACTTAACACGAGAGTGATGTATTATGCACTTGTAGCACAGCAGTTCTGACTCTAACTGACCATTGAAAGGAAACGCAAATGCAAACCACCACCACCGAATTCAACGCCGTTGCTGATGTTGCCGCCCTCAACGACATCGACCTCTTGGCCATCCTTGACCAACAAGCCAAGAAAATTGCCGCACAAATCAAAACGCTCAAAGACAACCTGGCCAACAACCTTGGTGAAGGCAAGCATCGTGGTGATACATACGGTGTGCGCATCACCATCGAAGACCGCGAAGGCTCAGTCGATTACAAAGCTCTTTGCAAAGCATATGGTATCACCGATGAGCAGCTGGCGACCTTCCGCGGCAAAGGCACCGCAGTTATCAAAGTTTGCCCCACAGCCTAACACAGCCACGGGGCTTCGGCCCCTCCTATTCAATAACTTAGGAGCTTATAAAATGAATCCACTTAACTACATCTACAACAACACCAAAGCAAAAGACGGCGCAATCCGCCAACATGTGATTGATGCATACCTTAATACAGGTGAGGCCGTTGTAGTCTCTGATCTTGAAAAAGCATTCAAAGTCAACTCGGCAACTATTTACAAAGCCTTGTTGGTTGATGGTGGTTCGATGTTCGATCGGTTTGATGACATGGTTGAACCCAGCAAAAAGTTGTTACGTATGTTTGCAGCTTCAATTTCTCCAAAGCACGGTCTTACTGGACCCTTTACAACAATCTAATGTAGGAGTACTAACATGGACGTACAAATCAAAACAGATGGTTACGAGCACGTCAGCATAAGCGATTACGAAGATGGAATCTGGCTATCCATCTGGCATCCAAGAGCTCATGCAGGCGTACCCATGACACGTGAGCAAGCTACACAGCTCAGAGACGAACTCACCAAGTACTTGGAGAATCAACATGCATAATTATGACGCATGGCTGGATAGACAGCTGTGGGAGCATGACAACGATAGTGAGGCGCTGGAGGCATCGCGCCGTGAGTATGAAAAGTCCATTGACGAATATGAATCATTCCTTGAGAGCCTTTACGATGACTTCCGGTGATGGCTTAGTGCTCCTTGGTATGCTCATCATCTGCGTTTGCCTTGTGCTGATGATGGGCTTCGGTATCATTGTGTAACAACGTGTAAAAAGTTTAGAAGTACCTGTACAAGAATCTAGAACGTGTTATTATTGCAACTGTAGCACCTCAACATCAACTGACTTTTGAAAAGGAAATCCAAATGGCACACATGATCGCAACCACATCCACCGGCAAAGCAGCTATGGCCTACGTCGGCGCTACTCCTTGGCATGGCCTTGGCCAACGTTTGACTGACGATGCGTCGATCGAGACCTGGGCAACCGAGTCCGGCCTTGATTTCAAGCTTGCAACCGCTGATGTTCAGTTCCAGCCTCCCGGTCATATCCGCACGACTTACAACGGTCGTAAAGTTATGTACCGTGCCGACTCAGGCGAGGCTCTCGGCATCGTGTCCAACCGTTACAAGATTGTTCAGCCTATTGAAGTCTTGGAATTCTTCCGCGACATGGTCGGCACGATCGCCCATCTTGAAACCGCCGGTGTTCTGCGCAACGGTGCGCATTACTGGGCTCTCGCCAAGATGGATGGTGAGTTTGATCTTGCCGGTGACAAGGTCAACCAGTACTTATTGCTGGCTAGCTCAGCCGATGGCTCTCTGGCCACTCAGGCAAGACTTACTTCGGTCCGCGTGGTGTGCAATAACACCTTGCAGCTGTCGCAAGGTACAGGCAAGGCAGTGCAGGTGCGTCATAGCTCGATCTTCGACGCCGAGTCTCTTAAAGCTAAGCTCGGCGATCTTAATGAGGCCTTCACTCACTTTACCGCCGCATCACGTACTTTGGCCAGTATCAAAATCTCGGCCGAGCAGTCTTCTAAGTTCTTTGCCAAGCTCCTTGGTGGTGATGCTGACAAACCCAGCCGCGCTGCGGTTCGTGCTCAGGCTTTGTTTGACGGCGCAGGCATCGGCGCTGACATGGAAAGCTCCAAAGGTACGGCATGGGGTGCGCTTAACGCTGTCACGCAGCTCCTTGATTGGGAAACCGCTCGTACCGGCGATGCTCGGTTGGCCAATGCTTGGTTTGGCGGCGGTGCTAATCTTAAGCAGCAGGCCATGCATGACTTGTTGGCTTTGGCCTAAGTTGTAAACACTCAGAGAGGCCGAGTGCCTCTCTTTTACTGAACATTGAAAGGAACTACATCATGGCTTTACCACTTACCTACGCGCATGTCTTAAATCTTATCCTTGCAGCCGAGAAAGTCATCACACTTACTGGCTACCCAAGCCGCAAAGCTTGGGGTCAAAACATGCCGGAATCGGTTGATGACGCACGCATGCAATTGATCACACAAATCCAAATATGTAAGTTACGAGTTGAAACAGATTTAAGCGAAAAAAATGTTGCGAAAGATTGGTCCAACGTGTAAGTTGTGTGATATATTGCTTCTGTCGTTGTTGACTTTTGAAAGGTAACCAAATGAACATCTTCTATCTACATCAAGCAGCACCCATTGCAGCGTCATTGCATTGCGACAAGCATGTTGGCAAAATGCTTATCGAGTCTTGCCAACTCCTGGCCACCGCGCATCATGTCCATGGCAACGGCCATGCCGTTACCTATAAGCCTACACACATCAATCACCCCTCGGCCATATGGTGCCGTTCCAGCCCGGCGCATTACGACTGGCTTATGCACCTAGCCTTATACCTTGGCCGCGAATTCTTCCACCGTTATGGCAAGGTCCATGCCTGCAGGCAGTTACTTATCGACCAGCTTTTACGCCCACCTCCTGCCTTAGCAGCTATGCCCAATACATGGCAGCCACCTACGCTTGCTATGCCTGACGAATTCAAGTCCGCCGACCACGTCGAAAGCTATCGCCGCTTTTACACCAGCAAGCAATCACGTATGCCTATGGTGTGGTACCGCGGCGAACGGCCTGTGCCTGGCTGGTTTCAAGATTACTCACAACCTATCGCAGCTTAAGGGGTCCATGTCATGTACCACTTTGTATTTTGTGATATCTGTGATGGCCGTCACCATACCAAGTCAATCAAAGTCCTTAATGTTGAGGAGGACTGGTTTGGGCGTGACCGTGTAACCTTTAAGTGCCCTGATGATGAAACGGACCGCACAACCAAGAGCAGCGTTTACGCCAATGGAGGTATGGATGACGAACTTTGAAAAAGTTGGTGAGTTTAGAAAAAAGCTTAAGCTGCCCATGTCCGGTG